ACAACAGGCATTACATCTGCCTCATTAGTAAGCCCAATATTATTACCAGCTGGTGATTACTATACTGCATTTGTAACTGATGGTACACCAACAATGCGGACATTTTTGGGAGGCGCATTATCTGCAACAAGTTACGCCAATACACTGCTTATACCAAGAAACTATGCGCCCGGTGAGACACTCTCAGGCTGGACAGATCTTCCGGCAAGTCCAAGTCCGGACTCATTTACTGAAAACTACCCTGTCATTGTCGCATGGAAATAAAAAAAATGATTAATTATTATGAGAAAGGTTACGGACTGCACTTGTTAATAGACTCATCAGGATATAACTTGAGTCAAGTAGATGGCGTATGGGTCTCAGACAACGATGTTGCAGTTCAAGCCATTATCGACAACTACGATCCCCTACCTGATGCCAGACTGTCCGCAATAGAAAACGTAAATACGGCTGTCGATGCTTTACGCAAACGTTATGCGACTGATATTGCTTTTCAGGAAAAAGCCTACACCGATAAATTGGCAGATTGCCAAGCATTTAAAGATGCCGGTTATCCGGAAGCATCAATTTTAAGCTATCCATACGTCTATGCTCGCGCGTCGAGACTGAATGTGACGGGGCAAGTTGCAGCTGATTTTATTATCAACTTAGCAGCCCAGTGGGATGATTTGCTCATTTTCAGTGAAAACGCCCGTGATGCAGCTAACGATGCGATTAATGCTGCAACAGATTGGACTCAATGCTCAGTTATCGCTGATGCGTTAGTGGCACAAATGGATGCTATCTAATGCATACGTTAAAGAATCTACTTGCCGTTGTTGAGAGTGTGGCGCTTATATTTTTTCTTGTTAGTTTGACTTTTACCGTGCTTTTAGTCGCGACTATTGAGCTGAGTAAAGATCATGGAGTATGTAATATTTATAATGCTGCGGAGCTGATTTAATGTCACTTGGTTCAAGCTCACTGGGTAGCATTCCTCTTGGCGATTCACCGGAGGTTGCCAGCGGCATATCCGGCACACTGTCAATCACAGAAACAGGCGATTCTGCTTCGTTTAGTGGCGCCGTCACTGTATCAGGTAATTTATCAGTTACTGAAGCGAAAGATAGCGCGTCACTGGTTGGTTTAACCGAGATAACGGGTGCTTTAACAGCATCAGAAACAGGCGATTCAGCATCAATATCAGGCAGCGTCATTGTTGATGGTGATTTAACAGTAACAGAATCACAAGATAGTGCGTCATTCGCTGGAAGCCTTGTTGATACTGTAACTGGCACGCTTTCAACCACTGAAAATAGTGATACAGCAAGTTTAAGCGGTCAGGTTGTCGTTTCAGGCTCAATTTCAGCAACTGAAAATCAAGACTCGGCGAGTTTTAGTGGTAGCCAGCCAGCGATTACAGGTAGTTTAAGCGCGAGTGAAACGCAAGACACAGTAAGCCTAAGCGGTGCAGTATTAATAACGGGTCTATTTGGCTCAACTGAATCAAGCGATACAGCAGCAATCAGTGGCGTAGTGCCACAAGTCATTATGGGCGCATTATCAGCAAGCGAATTAAGTGATGCGATAGCGGCTAGTGGTGGTGTAATTGTTCAGGGTGATTTTTCAGCGACAGAGCCGAGTGATACGTTTACAGCATTAGCACCGGCTAGGGCTAATTTACCCGCTCATTCAATATTAAGCATCAGTGCAAATCGTTCCGGCTTATCAATTAGCACCGAAAATGAACAATTGAGGATAACAGGATGACATTAACATTCGACCGCGGAGATGCACAGCGATTATCAATGACGTTTCTCGGTATTGATGATATAGCCGCTGATCCCTCTAGCATTACAGTCATTATTACTGAACCCGATGGTGAGGTTGTTAGCTACGATTATGGCGTAGATGCTGAGTTAATTAAAGAAAGTGTCGGTAATTATTATGTTGATTACACATTTACAAAAAAAGGTCGTCATCAAGTGCGGTTTGAAGGCGTGGGCGGTGTAACCAGTGCCGAACAAACTGATGTATATATAAGGGCTTAATGATGACGTTAGAAGTAACAGTCCAGCCAGCAATTGAACCTGTCACACTTGAACAGGTTAAAGAGCATTTATCCTGGGATAACGACCATTTTGATGCATGGATTTCTGAAAGAATAACTGCAGCTCGAATACAGTTTGAAATGGAAACAAGAGTACCACTAATCACAAGAACTGTTACCTATTTCGGTGATTCGTTTAGTGATGTAATAGAGTTGATGCCTAAGCTTAGATCTGTAAACACAGTTAAATATATTGATGTTAACGGCGACCAGCAGACGGTTGATCCAACTGTTTATGACATTGATACCAAAGGAATAGTTGGCTCAATTTATCCTGCATATAATAAATGTTGGCCTTGTGCTAGATATCATAAGAATTCTGTCGAAATTGAATTCACAGCTGGTTTCGGTGGTTTTGGTTCTGTTCCTGAAAATATCCAGCAAGCAATATCTGCACTAATTGGTACGTGGTTGCAAAATAGAGAATCAGTAGTCGTGGGCGTACAGTTTGGCGATCTAAATAAAGCGTACGATTCAATAGCCAGTTTATACCGTGTGATGTCATTCTAATGGCTAAGTCAGTAATCACAATGAGGGTAAAAATCCATTGGGCTGATAAGTGGCTTTATCTTCCATTTTTAATGTTCATAGCAAGGCTTGGGTTTAAGTTTGATATTGAAAAGGTATTAGATCCAGTAGTCAAGCGAATTAAGGTAAAGGTGGTTTAATGCGTGCGGGTACATTACGTCATAGAGTTGTTATCAAGCAACCATCAACGGCTCGTGATGCAGCGGGTGCGCCCACTGAAACACTAACAACTATTGCCACTATCTGGGCTAATGTTGGTTTTGCATCAGGGCGTGAGCGGTGGGCAAACGAACATACTGTTAATAATTATGATGCAGTGGTGACGATTCGTTATCGCTCTGATTTAACCGAAGATATGCAGGTTCACCATGATGGTCGGGTGTTAGATATTAAAGCGATCATTGATCCATTCGGCAATAAATCAGATTTAAAATTATTGTGTGTCGATCATGGCTAAAAACTTCGAGATTGAAGGTTTAAAAGAGCTTGAAAAGGCATTATTAGACTTAGGGCCTGAATTAGGATTTAAAACACTTAGATCGGCAGGACGGGAGGCAATGAAGCCGGTGTTGGCATCGGCACAAAAAAATGTTCATGTTGATTCTGGTGATACACATGATGCGCTGGCAATTAGCGCTAAAAAAGGCAAGGGTAATACATCGGTTTTTATAAATGTTGGTGCAACTAAAACGAAGGCGACTAAAAAACAAGGCGGTAGAAAGTTTGTAAACGTCAATCAGAAAGTGATTGCTCAAGAATTTGGCACTAAAAAGCAAGAGGCCGATCCATTTTTGAGGCCAGCATTAGAAAATAATGCGAATAAAGTGTTGTCAGGTTTGAAAAACTCACTTGCAGACAAGATTGAAAAAGCAGCGAAAAAACTAGCCAAGGGTGCATAAATGAAAGATTTAGACGTACTTAATCATCTTGTATCTGATACGGATATCACCGATGTTATTGCAGATCGAATTTGGACAACGTGGCTTCCAGAGCAAGCAACATTGCCAGCGATTACGTGTAATTATGTTTCAGAATCTCCAGTAAATTCACTGATAAACACTGAAAACGGCAGCGAAACAATTAGCGTCAATATTTGGACTGAAAATAAAACAACATTAAATACATTGATCGGACTTATCAGAACCAGGATGTCGGGCTTTGGCGTTCGCTTATCAATGGTCAATTTAAACGAAGAAGAACAAGGCATTTACAGATACTCGATTGATTATTCAATCTGGTAAATAACAAGGGGTAAAACCCTATTTTTTCAACTAAGCATTTTAATTAATGAGGGACTTCCTATGGCTGTAATTCAAGCTCAAGGCACAACATTCACATTCAACGACGGCACTACAGCACAAACAGTCGATGGCATCGTTTCTTACTCTGGTTTTGACGGTGAATCAACCGAAATCGACGTGACAACACTAGCATCAACAGCGAAAGAATTTGATGTTGGTTTAGAAGATTTCGGCAATTTATCACTAGAGCTGATTTTCAATCCTGACGATGTAGGTCAAGCAGCTATTGCAGCAGCAAAAACAGCCGCAGCAACGCGCGAATGCGTTTTGACATTGCCGAGCGGAACATTAGATACAGCGACATTTAACGCAATTGTTAAATCGTTCAGCAAATCAGGTGGTGTAGATGATGTTGTTAAAGCTACTGTCAATTTACGTATAACAGGTGCGGTTGCTTGGTCGTAGAAAAGCGGATCGCAGTCTGCAAATCATGCCAGCACGTTAAAGAAAAACCAGTGTTGATGTGTGGTAAATGCGGGTGCGTTATTCAGTTTAAAGCACGCCTATCGTCTGGTAAATGCCCAGAGGGTAAGTGGTAATAATTAGCCGTTCCTAGAGTAGCACTCGAAAATCTGATGACACCGATCAGACGGAACGGCTTCTTTCGGTGCGGTAGAGTTGGTGACTATGATTGACCAGACAAGACTAAAGCAGGTGTTGGATTACTTACCATTAGCTGGATTATTTATATGGAATAACCCAACTAACAGAAGGGTAAAGAAAGGCTCACAGGCTGGCACGATATGCAGTGATGGATATGTGGCTATAACTATAGATGGGCAAAAGTATATGGCCCATAGGTTGGCTTATCTCTATATGGTTGGGTCTATGCCTGAAGATCAAATTGATCACATAGATAGAGATAGAGCCAATAATAAATGGCAAAACATTAGATCGTGCAGCCCAAGAGAAAACCAAAGAAACACAAAAGTAAGATTAAACAATACATCAGGTTTTTCTGGGGTTACATGGCATAAAGATAGAAATCGGTGGAGAGCAAGAATCCACAATAATGAAGGGGTAGAGGTGTCGTTAGGCTCCTTTGTTAAAAAACAAGATGCAATAAATGCAAGACTAAAGGCCGAAGGTGTTTTCGGCTATATTTTATAAGGTGAATAAAATGAGCTTATTAAGTAAAGAACAAATCTTATCGACATCAGATGCTAAAACGGTAAGCCTTTATATCGAAGAATGGGGAGGTGATGTAATTATCTCAACAATGTCAGGTCATGCACGCGATCAATTCGAGGCATCATTAGTCGGTAAAAATGGCGGCACAAATTTACAGAATATTAGAGCCAAATTAGCGGCAGCAACGATTGTCGATGAACAAGGCAATTTGATGTTCACAGATAAAGATGTTGCAGCGCTCGGCAAAAAATCAGCGGCGGCATTAGATCGTGTCTTTTCTGCCAGCCAAAAACTTAATCGTATCAGTGATGGTGATGTTGAGGAACTAGCAAAAAACTAATTAGCCGTCCTTTCCGTCATTACTGTTTTATTTTGGCTGAAAGGCTCGGCATGACAATCAATGAGTTATTGCATCGAATGACCAGCGCAGAAATTAGCGAGTGGATGGCATTTGATAGATTGAAAGACGAAGAATATTTTAAACAATTACAAGCAGATCGCATGACAGACCAACAGCGTTCAGATGCATTAAAAGCACTATTAAGTGGGGTTAAATAATGGCTACGATAGGAAAATTAGTTGTATCACTATCTGCTAATAGTGCGAAATTGGTTAGTGAGTTAAGCAAAACCAAAAAGTCTGTTTCAAAATGGGGTGCTGATATTGCTAAGACAGTCGCTAAGGTTGGCGCAGTGTTCGCCGCGCTTGGTGTCGCCGCGTTTGGCGGGTTGATTGTTGCCGTAAACAAAAGCGCGGCAGAGGTAGATAAGCTGGCTAAATCAGCTAGAAAGCTGGGTATTGATGTTGGCGAGCTGCAAAAGATGCACTTTATCTTTGAGCAAACAGGCATATCAATCGAAACGGGAAACATGGCATTACAGCGCATGGTTCGCAGGGTATCAGAAGCGGCACAAGGTACGGGTGAGGCGGTTAATGCGTTAAAAGAATTGGGAATAAATGCTCAAGAATTAGCCCGTTTATCACCTGAAAATCAATTTAATCGCATATCAGAAGCCATGCGCGGCATTGGCAACCAGGGCGATAAGGTGCGGCTTGCTATGAAACTATTTGATAGTGAGGGCGTTGCGTTAGTTAATACTATGGCGGCTGATATTCAGGGTTTAGGCGCTGAATTTGAGTCATTAGGCATTAAATTAACTGCAACGCAAGCATCAATGGTAGAGAAATATCAAGACAGTAAAAACGTATTAAGCACGATGTTCGACGGATTTGCTAAGCAAGTAACGGCTGAATTATCGCCTGCTTTTACGCTGATTGTTGAAAAAATAACTAACTCAATAAAGTCGATGGGCGGAATGAAGTCCGCTGCTGAAAAATTTGCAAAATTTATTATTCGCGGAATGGTTTTAGCTACCGAAGCGATTGGCGGAGCTATAACAGCCGTTCAAGAGTTGTTGTTAACGCTTAAAAAAGCACAGCTCATGTACATGATAATGGACAACTTGGCGGGTAAGTTAGTGCCGTTTGGTGAAGATTATAGCCCCGCGCAAATGCAAAAAGTCGCTAATGACATTTTAAGCATGGAAAAACGGATCGCGGAAGGATCTGGCGTTAAGCAGTCTGTTATTGATTTTATGAACTCATTGCAAGATGCAGTTGAGTCAAATTCAGTATCAAAAATCAATGATATGAAACTACCTGATGGCAGTCGTGATTTTAATGGAATTGTTGCTGCTATGGATGCAGCTAATGAAGCGGCAGACGCACACAAGAAACTCGCAGTATCAGCTAATGAAACGGCTGAAATGTTAAATAAGGTCACTACGTCAAAAGCGTGGCAAGATATTTTCGGCAAAGCTGATATCACGGCGCGTGCTAATCAGTTCGATACCTATGCAAAATTAGCAAAATCTAACATTGAGTCAGGCAGTGCATTTGCGGGTGACAACATCAATACACTGAAATCAATTCTTGAAACAGCAACTAATAATGGCGGCACTGGGTTCAGCAATAATAATTTGTTTGAAAAACTCGACTTAACTGGCATGGCTGATGTTATCAGAGGGCTTGAGTCAATGGCTTCGTCAAATCAACAGGCAGTGACGGCGCAGCAAAAACCAACAAGCAAAATTAGTATTGATCTGACATCAGACACGGGGCGTGTGGCGGGTGAAATTTGGGGCGAAGCTGAATTTATCCGCGGCATTGAAGAGTGGAATAAACAGTATATGAATGATCGCGCTCGTGCTACGGCGCAATAATAAAAAGGGTAACCAATGGCTTTAGCAGATTTATCATTTAAGCTTTATACAGATTCGGGATTAACGACATTATTTAGCGGTTTATATCAATTAACGCATCAATCAAATTTGTCTGATAATCCACAGGATTTTCAATTGTGGTTTGGCTCAAACGCAGCAACAACGCTTGAAACAACCACTAATCCAGGTGTGGATAATATCACGCTTACTCCTGTTGAGATTTTACCAGCATGGACGGCATCGACTGCTTATACAGTCGGTGAAACAGTTGAACCAACCGTAGATAACGGTTTTCGTTATGCT